ACGAAAATAGAGAGCTTTATATCTTAGGGGTAAGTATAGATACTTATGCTAACCCTATGATCCATAAAATGCTTGATATGTACAAGGTGAAGACGATATGAACGCCGGAAGCCTAAGAAACAAAGCCGAAATTCAAACACTAGGTTCAACACCGAATGGATATGGCGAAGTGGAAGAGGGTGATTTTTCAAAGTTTAAAGATGTTTGGTGTTCAATCGTTCCAATAAAAGGGAATGAGAGTTTTTTATCAAATGCCGATTTTTCAAAGACTACGCATAAGATTAGAATTAGATATTTAGCTGGGGTAAATGCTTCAATGCGTTTATTATGGCAAGGTAGATATTTTAATTTCATGAATACTAGAAATATCGGTGAACGCTTTAAGCAAATCGAAATTTTAGCTTGGGAAAATAATAATGCCTAAGTCTGGAACTGATATAAAGAATGTGCTAAAAGCACTCAAGAAACTACCTATTAACATTCAAAAAAATGTAATGGTAGGAGCTACGAGAGCAGGTGCTAAGGTTGTATCGGATGAAGCAAAACATATACTTTTTTCTAAGTCACTTATTAAAGAAGGGAGATTATGGGATAGTATAGGGGTTATTAAGAGAAAAGCGAAAAAAGGTCAAATTATATTTTCTATAAGCCCTCGTAAGGGTGGAAAAAGTCATGCGTTTTATGGTCGATTTCTCGAACTTGGAACATCAAATATGATTGCAAGACCATTTTTAAGACCGGCACTAGAAAAATCGGTTAATGAAGTTTTAAAAGCTTAAAAAGACTACATAGCCGATAGGCTTCCAAAAGAAGTAGCAAAGGCTAAAAGATGAGCATCGAAACTGAATTAGTAGCTCATTTAAAAGCGGATACGGCTATCAAGGCTTTATTGACTTATACAAAAGATAGCACAGATTATGTGAAAATATACCCACTTTTGAAACCTCAAGACGTGGGTACACCTTACATTACTTATCAAGTCATTAATGACAATAGTAATCAATGTATAGGCGGTAGCGTGTATCAAAACGATGCAAGGTTTCAAATTGATTGCTGGAGTAAAAAATATTCCGAAGTCAAGGCGATAAAAGAAGCTGTAGAAAGTGCGTTAATAGGTTTTAAATCATCAAATAGCATAAGCAACATGGATGATTATGAACCGAAGACAAAACTTTATAGACAGTTAATTGATTTTAAAATCAAAGGATAGATATTATGCCATTAAGCGTAACAGATGTACAAGGTACAAAACTTTATTTAGCAGCAACGGGGACAGACGTTTCAGATGCAGCAGCAATTGCAACAGCAATTTCAGGTGGTAAACAAATAGGTTGTCTCCAAGCAATTGGAGATATATCAATGACTAGAGCAGTGCAAGAATATACTTGTATTAGTTCGGATGATAGTACAAAATCTATCGGTTCTACAAGTCTTGGAAATCAAGAACTTTCAACGCTATTTAATGCGGCAGATGCAGCAGGTCAGCAAGATTTAATTGCAGCATGGGATGATAAAGAAAGAAGAATCCTTATTGTTGAACTTAACGACCAAATTACACCAACGACAGGAAATCCAACATACATCACTTATGAAATATTCCCTTCTGGTGTTACTATTCCACTTGCAAAAGATGCAGCGGTGCTTTATAACTCGGTTGTAGAAATTGCTAGTTTGCCGGTAATGACACTAGCAACATAATCTAAAGGCTGGGTTTTGTAGTTCCCAGCCTCGATTATTATTAAAAAAACTTCAACAAAAACTATACAAACAGGAAAAAAACTATGACACAAGATATATTAAAATTAACGACGGTTAGAAGTGAAAAGATTAAACTTGATTGTCTTAAAGGCACGAACTTAAAAGATAAAGAGTTTTTACTTCAAGAAATGAATATCACGCAAAATAAAGGTTATAACGAAATTCTACATGATGGAAATGATGATGATAGATTCGATAAACTTATTAAATATGCTTGTAATGCGGTTATGATTGAGCCAACATTTTTTAAAGATGATGAAATTGAAAAAATGAACGGTTTCGGTAAAGTGATCATGGACGAAATTTTTAATAAAATTCCAACAATAGGAATGACCGTAAAAGAAAAAAAAGATTATCAAAAAAGATTAGATGCGTTTGCCAAAAAACAAGATGATGAGAAACTTGACGAGGTAGACGAAGAAAAAAAGTAAAAGAGGAACGAAGATTCCTCTTCAAGCTAGTTCAACAGTTGAGCTACAAAACCGTTACGGAACTTGAAAACACTATGAGTGTAAGAGAACTTCATGAATGGTATGAATTCTATAATGAAGAGCCTTTTTTCGCTGATAGATTAGAGATTCAAATGGCAAATGCTTCACTTATGATTGCAAGTTTTAGTGGCTCGAAAAAAGCTAAACATAGTGATTATATGGTTAGAAAAATAGAAGAAAAAGTATTAAGCTTAAAAGAAAGAGAAGATAATATCAAGGCAATGTTTATGCCTTTTGCTAAAAAACAATAGGAGTTTAAGATGGCTATGACACTCGGAGACATTATTGTAAATGTCAAATCGGACACTTCACATTTAACAAAAGGATTTAGTAACGCCGAAAAGAGAGTAAACAGCTCCGCTAAAACGATGAACAACTCAATAAAAATATTGACTGCGGGATTAATCGGTTTGGGTGCGGTTGATTTAGTTGGTAATTTAATAAAACAAGCCGATGCAATGACGCTTATAAATACAAGATTAAAATTAGCAACTAAGTCCACAAAAGAATTAACAAAAGCACAAAAAGAACTTTTTGATATATCACAAGAAGCTAGAGTTGGTTTTTCAAGTACGGTTGATCTATTCGAACGTATTACTAGAAGCACAAGAGATTATGCAACATCACAAAAAGAGGTTATCGACTTAACCAAAACCATCAATAAAGCAATGGTTATTAGTGGTGGTACCGCACAATCAATGAATGCCGCTATTATTCAGCTAGGACAAGCTTTTAGTGCGGATTTCCAAGCCGTAGGACAAGAACTAGCATCAATCCGTGAACAAGCACCAAGACTATATCAAGCACTTTTAGAAGGTACTAATCTTTCAAGTAAAGCATTCAAGAAACACGCCGAAGATGGGAAGCTATCAACACAAATAATAATAGACGCATTAAAATCGCAAAGTGAAGCGGTAGCTACAGAATTTGAAAAAGTAAATTTAACGGTAGACCAGGCACAAACTAAAATAAAAAATTCGTCATTAAAGATAATAGGTTCATTTGATGATATAACGGGTGCAAGTAGTTTTATAGCGGAAAGTATAAGTGATATTTCTAAATCAATAGACGATATAGATCCTCAAAAATTAGAAGATTTTGCAAATGATGTGTTAATTACTATTGAAGATTTAGAAATCACAGCATCAGCATTAAATGCAGAAATTGAAAAAACAGTAAGTCTTTTTGATAGGGCTTCAAATCCACTAAATGAATTTAATATAGAGCTTTTAAATATCCAAAATTCAGCAGTTGGAGTAACAGCATTTTTCGCAGCAGTAAATGCTTCACTTGAAAACACATCATTATTATTTGAAAATGCAGGTATACAAGCTGCTAATTGGATTAAATTTCTATCTTTTGATGATGATAAAGATGCTTTTATTGCAGCGAATGAAAAAATAATACAATCAAATAGACTACAATTTAAATCACTAGAAGAAATTGGGAATGCTGGACTAGAAGCAGGGCAAAAAATAAGAAAATCATTTGCAGAAGCCGAAATTGCAAGAGCAGAATCAGTAAAAAATCTACAAGCAGTTGAAAATATAGGTACTAAACAACTAGATACACAAAAGAAAATACTAGACATAAAAAAAGAAATAAGTGATACAGATAAAAAAGCCGCCGCTGCCGCATTAACTGCTAGATTAAAAGAGATAGAGTTAGATTTTCAGATAGAAAGCAAAAGATTAGAAAAAAGAAGAATAGATGCGGGTTTAGTTTCAAGTTTAGGCGGTGAAAGCACCGATAAGAATTTACAGGCAAAAATAGAATTACTTGCAATAGATTCACATATATTAAATCAAACAAAAGATATATACGAGATAGAAAAATTAAGATCGGACGTAATAGCGACACACTTAGAAGCATTGGAAGCCGAACTAGAATTGACGGAAGATATAGCCGGTAAAAATATTTTAATAAAAGAGATATTAGAAACTAAAAATGAATTAGCACAGGCATTAACGGCGGAACAATTAGCTCAACTTCAAATAGCGGATAATCTAGCTAAGAAAACGCAACAAGAAAAAGATAATAAAAAACAAATTTTAGATTTAGACTATCAAATAAGTTTAGCAACTAGGGAATTAAACGGTGAAGAAATTAAGCGTTCGGAAATCATCGCTAAACAAATAGAATATTTAAAAGAACTATTATTGAATTCAAATGATATAGTAGAATCTAAAAAAATAGAATTAGATTTACTAAGAAAACAACTAGAATTAGAACAATCAATATCACAAGAAAAAAGAGCATCAAATATTACTGGCGGTCGTCCATCAGGTTCAACGTCCGATTCTTTAGTAGGAATGACTTTTATTATTCCTACTCAAAGCAATTTTTTTGAAGGAATATCGGAGCAAAGAAGAGCTAGAGAAATAAATGAACAAAGGGCATACGAAGAAGCGATAAAAAGATCAGAAAAAGCCGCAGAAGAATCAAAAAGGGTGGAAGATGCAAGGATTAAAGAATACAAGGCATTAGACCTTAGATTAAGATTGCAAGGCGCTATAACAAAAGAAGATAAACTTAAAATTAAAAGAATGGAAGCTATTGCAAATCTAGAAGATAGATCCAATGAAGCTAAATTAAGAGAAATTTATCTACTTGAAGATATTCAAAAAGCTCTTGAAGATTTCGGAGCAGTATTAGCTAAGTCGATTAATAATGTAACAAATGCGATAAGCGGTTCAATATCGGGATTAAAAGGCGTAAGTTCACAAGCTGGATTCGGAGTATCGGTAAGCTATCAAACGGCACTCCAAGAAATAACGGCATCGGAAATAGCACTAATAGCAAATCCATTAAGTACGGAAATTAGCTCACAATTTACAGAAGATTATAATCAATTTATAGCGGCGGCGACTAACTTTTTAGCGGACACTTCAAGCTTTGAATCTTCTAGAGAATTAGAATTTAATAGAGCGGTAATATCGGCTCAAGCGGCAGGATTTCAAGTAGTAGCATCGGATACGGTAGACTTACTAGAAACTACAAATAGTTTATTAGAAACTATAGCTATGTCGCTTAAAGATGGAATATTAAGCGATGAAGAAAAGGCTACTATTGCTAAAGTAGCTACCGATATAAATAATAAAAATGACATATTACTAGGGAATGATACTAAGTTAGCAACGGGTACGGATTTAATAGGTTCCAATAGTGTAAGTGCTTGGATTGCTAAACTAATGGGCGGTAAAAACGAAGGTATTAGCTTAACGAGTATCGCAAATGGAATGAATGATCTAGAAGTGCTTACAAACCTTGATGAAAAAGACTTATCAAATATTGATATATTTACTCAAGGAACTGTATCAGCTATAGCAAATTTAGAAGATGCTATTTATTCAATCCCTCAACCGATTGTAAATGTCACTACGGGTACAACGACAACGACAACCGGAACGGCAGAGCCAGTAGACAGTAAGTCGGATAGATTAGATGATATTATGCAAAAAATATCATACAATACAGCATTATTAGCGGGGGATTATGGGGATTTGACCTTTTCAGCCGCACTTGCGGTACAAGAAACACTAGCCTCTTTAAATGCCCTTGTTTCATCGGGAAATTATGCGGTTGGTGGATTTACGGGGAGCGGTTTCGGAAGTAACGATAATTCGGGATTTAAACCGGCGGGTATTGTTCACGAGAACGAATGGGTAGCCCCCGAATGGATGATAAAAGCAAATCCATCTTTATTTAATGCATTAGAGCTATCAAGAAGTAGCGGAAAAAGTCTTAACGGTTATTCGGATGGCGGTTCGGTTTCTAATCAAACATTGGGGATGGTCGGGGCAAATGATTATCAAGAACTATACGCAAATAATGTGTTTAATCAAAGTAACGGTTCAAATTCGGTTTCAATAATTAATGAATTAGAGGCAATAAGAATAGAATTAAATATGTTTAGAATTAAAAACTTTGAACAATTAAGGGATATAGATACAAATACACAAGAATCGAGGTTCACATCATGAAATATATAGATCCTAAAACAGAAACATTATCCGTAACTTACAACGATATTGAATATTCCTACGATTACTATAAACCGGCAACAAAAATAACGGGTGTAGTTGATGAATCCTATCCGGATTGGGCGGTCGGTACTACATACGCATTAGGTGATTATGTAATAGTTCCCGAATTAAAGCGAATTTATAGAAGTGCCGTAGCTTCAAATATCGGCAATTTTCCACTAGCTACACTTGGTACAAGTTGGATAGACTTCGGGGTAATAAATTCATTTAGAATGTTTGCTACCGATAGCGAT